TTACTGTCCTGATTTCTTAATGATTTCATTCAGGTAATTGACGCAGATTTCTCTTTGCTCAGGGAACATATGAGTATATGTATCTAAGGTTTCAGTAACACTTGAATGACCTAATCTTGATGATATAAGCTTCACATTCATATTTCCATTTATCAGCAGTGAAGCGTGAGAATGCCTGAACCCATGAAGTGTGATGTGTTTGAGTTCGGCACTTAACATTGCTTTATCTGCAATTCTTCTTATGGTAGTTTCTGAGAGAGGTTTATATGTACCAAACACAAACCACTTATTATTAAAACCGTATTTTCTTTCTTCATGCGTTTTTCTGTCATCAAGCATTTTGATTATATTTTCAGATAAATCTATTACTCTAATTGAAGATTCGTTTTTAGGATTCTTAAGAAGATATCCACCATTTATCACCTTACGACTAAGTGACTGATTTATATTAATTGATTTGCCGTCATATTTATCCCAGGTTAAAGCAAATACTTCACCTGGCCGACAACCGGTATAATACATGAAATTAAAAAAATCTTTATGGGGAGTTGGTACAAATTCGATAAATGCGTTAAATTCATTAAAGGTATAATAATTCTCTTCTTCTTCAATTGAAGGAGCTTCAACTTTTTTTCTCTTGAAATTACCTTGTACTTTTGCAGGGTTCTTTTGCAAACCATAATAAGTGACTCCATACTCAAGGATGGTGCTTAGTAAAGTGTGCAATTCCATCAGATAGTTTTTTTTGAATTTTGCCATTACTTTTATATCCGGTTTACCTTTTTGCTTAATGGTTTGTTTAACATATTCCTTTGAGTACATGGTATCTTGCCACTGTCTTATTGTAAGAGGTGTAATATTTTCAATCATAAGGTCTTTAAAATAAGGCTCAATATGACCTTTAATTTTACTCATTTTAGTAACTAGGGTAGTTTCCTCGTTATTATTAGTCATGTCATTTTTGTACATGGCTAGTAGTGTAGAGAATTTTACTCCACTTGCAGTTGCTTGATTCAAGTGATTGGCGATAAAGTCTTCTTCGGCTTTTTTAGCTTGTTTCATTGTATCGAAGCGTTTACTGTTTTTCTGCCTTCTTTGACCTGAGATTGTTGTGTAATAATACCTGAACCTATATTTTTCAACCTCTTTATATATGGCATTACCGTCCTTGTCTAGCTTGCTTGTTTTTATTTTAACCTTTACTTTCTCAATCATTTTAAACCCTCCTTGTTATAAATTTAAAAATTTAGTATAATGAGGGTACAATAAAAAGCACGTGGTCAAACGTAATTTATTGTACCTGCGATATTGGTAGTATCGCTGATCACTCCTTGTTGGTAGCATGGAGTGATTTTTTAATTGATGTAAAATTTAATTATATTAATTGAATAATATTTTAAATTTACACTAATTACCTATTTTATTAAATGGCTTAATGCAATAAAATATAATAGTGACGTCACATAGTATTTATAGTTGCCACAAACCCCAGAATGGAGAAACTATGAATCACTGTTATGAAATTAGATTTATCGTTAACGAAGCTTGTCATCAGATTACAATCAACTATAAGAACCTTAGCGTTGAAATAATAACGGAACAGGTACTGACTGATGATGAGAAAGAATATTTTATGAATGCCATCTCGAGATGCTGTCAGGAGGACTGAAAAGTTCTCCTTTTCATGTTACCAATGGATACGGCTTATCTCTACAACGCCTATAATTCTTAGCTTGTGTTTCTTCATTTCATCTTCAGTAAAATACAAATCGTCAATTTCAGGATCTTTAGCTTTTAATATCATTAAACCTTTATCTTTTTTTACCTGTCTAATGATGGCATCATTATCGTCAATCAATATAACAGCTATATCACCGTCTTCGGCATAGTCTTGCTTTTTAGCGATTACTATATGCTGTATACCTTTAAAGGGCATCATTGTATTGCCTTTATCTAAGAGTGCAAAATAATCATCGGGATAGGTGATTTCATTTGGCAATTCTTCTTTGCCAATAGAGTTCAGTGTATCAATACGAGGATATTCTGTTGAAATCGATTCAAAAATAGGAAGTGATTTATCTAATGAGTGAGCGATTTCTTTTGTCTGTGACTGTACCATTTCATCAGAAAAACCAGCTAAATATAACTCATTCACCTTAAGATAATCCGCTATAATTGCTATTTTATCATTTTTTGCATCGAATTTACCTTTTAGATATTGTGAGATTAATGCTTGACTGAGTCCTGTTCCTTTTGCTAAGTCGGAAGCTTTTTTGTTTTTATAATCCAAAGCTTTCTGCAATCTCACGGCAAAATTTTTGCCAGAAATCTCAGATTGTTTATTTAAGGGGGACATATTTGTTTTATCAAGTTGAATTATATCTCTATAACTATTTCTAATAGGTGTTTTTCCATATAAATAATTCATATCAACATTAAAATAATCTGCTATTGCTTCTTTGGTATCTTCGTTAGGAAATCTTTTATTATTTTCCCACATACCTACTGTACTTGGAGCAACATTCAATATTTTAGCAAATTGTTCTTGACTCAAATTTCGTTCTAGTCTTAACAATTTAATTGTTTCGCCCATCGTTCTCATATATTCACATCCTTCTCACACGTATAATAACACAAAACGTGGGAAAATCAAATAAAAAATTACACAAATTGTGTTGACACAGCTATTTTGTAATGATAATATGAGGATGTCCACAAAATGTGGTGAAAGGAGAACATAATGAACTCAAAAGAAATTGGAAAGCGTCTCAAAATTCTAAGAGGGGCAGCTTCGCAAAAAGAAGTGGCAAATGCTCTTAAAATTGCTCCCTCTACCTATGCAATGTATGAATCAGGTGACAGAATACCAAGAGATGAAATAAAAATCAGAATCGCGGATTATTTCAGGGTATCCATAGAATCTATTTTTTTTGCAGATTGACACCACAAAATGTGGAGTGTTCAATCATAAACAAGTGATATGGTAATTGAAATTGTGTGTTTAATTACCATGTAGAAAGAGAGGTGATGAGATGAAAAACGAGATTGAGCTAGATGTCATTGCAAAAGAAACTTTAAATTCCTTATGTGACAGAGAGTTAACTTTTAGTGAGGTTGAAAAGATTCTGGATAAAATAAGGAATATCATGCTTAGAGAAATCAAAATAAAAAGAATAGATTGAGAATCTATCCTTACAATTTGGTTTTATAAATATCTTGAAGTGTGTGTGCTACAGCTTCTAAAGCTCTTACTACATCGCTGTTTTGTTTATTTTGAATAGTTGTGTGCGCATCAGGAAATGGGTTCTCTGCATCGCAATCAACAATATAGTGCTCTGTATATTTTTTAGTTGTAGAATGGTATGAAATTTTAAAGCTGAATTTTCTAGTTTTTAGCGTATGTGATATCAATGGGCACACTCTAGAGGAATTGGGCGGCAATGAACCACTTTTTAAATTTGAAAATGGATTTCCTTCTACCATATTGTTTTCTTCTTCAATGTAAAAATCTGTTTCAACGTTATCTATAAAAGCAATCGACTGACCTAAATTTTTAATGATTATGTATAAGATACCATCACTATATTTTGAATAAACATTGATGATAGGTCTTGTAGATTCTTCAATCATTTTCGAATTTTGTTTCATAGTCATAATTGCGATTATTATAGAAATGATAGCCGTAAAAGCAACAATCGAAGATAGGATAATATTAATTATTTCATTTATAGTCATGTTGCGGTACCTCCTTTCTGTAAATCAATTATATCACAAAGGAGGTTGAGGGATTATTCAAATCAGAAGAATAGAAAGTGAGGTGAAAACATGGATGATGAAGAGATTTTAGAAATTGCATCGAGCTTATTAGGTATTAGCTATCCGCAATGGTTTAAGGTGAGAATGGTGGTGGATGCCGTATTTGATAAAAAGAAATCTGATTATACACGGCAAATTTCATTAGATACTGAAGCAGAATTGATAGCAGCTATCAAGTCACGTTTTTGATGAAAAAGTGTAAAAAAAATCAAGCTGAGCGGCAACTCAAACTTGATTCAGTGTAAGAATTAAAATTTATTCAGTCACGATTTGGATGAATATAGAAAAAAGAGGTGATGTGATGATTCATAAAGAAAATGGCTTAAAGCTTCTATTTACGCCTGTTTAACGTGTCGAGGCGAGCCACGATGAGCGACCATTATTTAAAGAACAGGGCAAAATCAAAAGTTTTGTTAACATAATCACTCTCTTTTCTGCCTTGCTGGGCAATACCATTTTAACACAATATGGAAATTATCTAAAAGGGTTGTGACAGAAATGCAATTTTAGAAAGTGAGGTGAAGAAATGCCACAGAAATCTAAAATACACTCAGCTACAGAAAAATTAAAGGTTCTCAATCTGCTTGAGCAATCGACTGCTACTTTTCAGATTTTGTTTGATTGCGGACCATGCAAAGCACTAGAGCTAAAAAAAAGGGTAAAACAGAAAATTATTGAAAGCGGAAAACTGCTACCCTGTGAAGATAAAGTGCCCACAGCAGCTGCAATCAAATATCTAATGATTGATGAAGCACGTATCAGAAAGCTCGCTGCCATTGAGCTGGAAGAGCAACAAAAAAGAGATACCCACGCCGTGCAAAGCAAAGTATCTCAAGTTCGATAGCTGTAGTAATCTATCGCTATCATTATAACATTTATGTCTGAAAAGGCAAGGAAAGGAACGCTAAAATATGAATAAGGAATATACGATTGAGATCAAAAACATAGAGGAACTAGGTGCACAATTAGACGCTTTAATAGAAAAAGCGAGCCGTTTGGTGAAGCTTTTGGAGGAAGCTAGCCACCTTACTGACTCACTATCTAAATCACAATAACTCTAATTGCTTATAAACATATTCTGCAGTAGCTTCTTCGATCAATTCTTCCCAATTATCGAAATCAGTTTTAGCAGATATGAGTTCATCAAGCTTATCCTCAGGATATTCTTCAAACTCAGATATAGAAGAAATATGCAATCCGTTTTCAAACAGATCATCAAGCGAGCTAAAAGAAGTATTTTCTGCCATGAATTCATTATTCAAAAGTTCATAAATAGAAACATTTTTACCATCAAGGTTTTTAGCATTAACTGATAAATCTTCTAACTGTTTTTGGAGTTCATCAAATCCAGTAACTTTACTCATATTTTTCTACTTTCCCCCTTTCTTATTGAATTATAACATTTGAACATAAAATGGCAAGAAGGAGTACCACTGTGAAAATATCAAATGAAGTGTATAAGGAAAAAGAAAATATCTTAAGAGAATATGACCGAGACACATGTTTTGAAAATATCGCTGCGCTCGTGATGCGTGATGAAATTGATAGTATCATCAACGATCTATCCGTTAAAGATTACACTGTGAAAGAAATTCTTACTTTTGCAAAATTATTTCGATTATGCGCAGAAGAGAGGTTAATAGTATTAAAGACCTAGATTACTCTTCAAGAAAGGAATCAAATGTACAAATATATAAAACCAAATAACAAGAGTGTTGCTGTAATTGTGCTGTTAAGTATCTGTAGTGTGTTGCTCTTAGTTAACAATCAAAAACAAAACAGATTGCTTTTAGATCAGCAGATAGTCATTCATGAGCTGGAACAGACAGCACAGAAAGCTATTACTGATCTGGCAGACAGCAATGAACATATTCGTGCTTATGAAATCAGGATCAGCCAGCTTGAAGAGGAACTTGCTTACTATAAATGACTGAACAATGGCGTAGACATGCGGATTGATGGTATGTATACGCCGGCAGATCAAATCGAGGGATACATCAATGAACATTCTCTTCCCCTTAACAGTGTTAATTTCATTATCCTGTCTCTCGATTACAATATTGATCCATCATTTGCACTAGCAACGTGGATCTTAGAAACGGGCAATGGCAGCTCAATGATGTGGATGCAGAATAATAACCCTGCCGGTATAAAATGCGGTGAGGATTATTGCACCTATCCATCGAAAGATGCCGGTCTTGCTCAGATGTTTTATTTATTAAATCAGTATACAACCGGCAGTATCCCATGGGTTGGACAGCGGAACACGATAAGTGAGATTCGCGAGGCTTGGAATCCGGAGAGTGAGGACTGCTGGAAAATTTATGAAATCATGCTGCAGATAGCAGCGGAAGGAGTACATAATGGAAAATATCAAGATCAATAAACTTGAGATTGAAAATGTAAAGCGTGTTAAAGCAGTTAAAATAGAACCAACACCAACAGGGCTAACGGTGATTGGCGGAAAGAATAATCAGGGAAAGACATCCGTGCTTGACTCAATCGCATGGGCACTTGGAGGTAAAAAATTTCAGCCTTCACAAGCTCAACGTGAAGGCTCAATTCTTCCACCTGCTTTGAAAGTGCAACTCTCAAATGGACTTGTTGTTGAACGGAAAGGGAAGAATAGTGATCTAAAAATAACAGATCCAAATGGAGCAAAGGGCGGCCAGCAATTACTTAATGAATTTGTTGAGGAACTTGCCATTGACCTGCCTAAATTTATGGAATCAACCGGTAAAGAAAAAGCACAGACATTATTAAAAATCATCGGTGTCGGTGATCAGTTAGTTAAGCTAGAGATCGAAGAACAGGAGCTGTATAACCAACGTAGAACGATTGGACAGATCGCTGATCAAAAGCAAAAGTATGCAGATGAACAAATCTTTTATCAGGAAGCGCCTAAAGAGTTGGTTTCTCCGTCTGAACTGATCAAGCAGCAGCAAGATATTCTGGCACGCAATGGTGAGAACCAAAGAAAGCGTGAAAGAGTAGAACAGATCAAGTGGACGGTCAGCTCTTTACAGTCTGAAGTGGCTGCTTTGGAAAAACAATTGCAGAACAAAAAGATTAGTCTTGATCAAAGTATGAATGACCTGAACATTGCACAGATGGATGCCATAGATCTTCAGGATGAATCAACGGCAGAATTAGAAGCAAGTATCTCGGATATTGATGAGATCAATCGCAAGGTACGAGCCAATCTGGATAAAGAAAAGGCTGAGGAAGATGCAAAGAACTATAAAGACCAATATGATTCATTGACTGTACAGATCAACCAGATCCGTAATGCAAAGTTTGAATTACTTAACAAAGCAGATATGCCATTGCAAGAGTTGTCCGTTGAGAATGGTGAGCTGATCTATAAAGGGTATAAATGGGATAACATGTCCGGCTCTGATCAGTTGAAGGTAGCTACTGCTATCGTTCGCAAGTTAAATCCTAAGTGCGGTTTTGTATTGCTGGATAAATTGGAACAGATGGATATTGATACCATGAACGAGTTTGGCCATTGGCTGGAACAGGAAGGCTTACAGGCGATTGCTACCAGAGTTTCCACAGGTGATGAATGCAGCATCATTATCGAAGATGGATATTCAGTACAAGGAAAGCCGGCAATTATAAATCATGAATTTGAACAGCAGTTTGAAAAGAAAGAATGGAAGGTAGGTAGTTTCTAATGGAAATCATCAGAGGAAAATTACAGGCAGCACAGAAAACAGTTGTGTATGGTCCTGAAGGCATTGGTAAGTCTACATTTGCATCACAGTTTCCAGAACCGCTATTCATCGATACGGAAGGCTCAACAACCCATATGGATGTGTCAAGGCTGCCTAAACCAACTAGCTGGTCGATGCTGCTTGAAGAAGTACGTTATGTGATCAATACACAGGGTCTATGTAAAACGTTGGTCGTAGATACGGCAGATTGGGCTGAAGCACTATGTATCAGTGAGATCTGTGCTAGGAATCATTGGTCAGGAATTGAAGATCCTGGATATGGCAAAGGGTATGTTTATTTAGCCGATGAATTTGGTAAACTGCTGAATCTTCTGAGTGAATTAACGGAAAAGGGTATCAATATTGTCATAACCGCTCATGCCATGATGCGCAAGTTTGAACAGCCGGATGAGCTAGGTGCATATGATCGCTGGGAATTAAAGCTTCAGAAAAAGACAGCACCGCTTCTCAAGGAATGGGCGGATATGGTGCTATTTGCCAACTATAAGACATTGGTAGTCAATGTAGATGGAAAGGGTGCTCAGAAAGGCAAGAACAAGGCTCAAGGTGGACAAAGAATCATGTATACCTCCCATCATAGCTGCTGGGATGCGAAGAATCGTCATGGACTGTCTGAAGAAATACCCTTTGAATTTGCTTCTATTGCTCATTTATTTATAAAGGATCAAAATAAAGCAATACCATCACCTATACAAAATCAGACAGCAGCAATTCAGCCAGTAAAAGAAGAATTTGACATCAATCAACAGTTTATGGATGGAATCGTAGAAGAGAGATTAGAGCCAGGAGAACAGGTAACTGCAATCGACTATACAGGTATACCACAGGCACTGATGGACCTGATGAAGAAAGATAATGTGTTGCCAGATGAGATCAGAAGTGTTGTGAGTCAAAAAGGATATTACCCTTATGGCACACCTATTGAAAATTACGATCCTGAGTTTATAAAAGGAGTACTTGTGGGTGCATGGCCACAGGTATTCGATATGATAAAACAGGAAAGAAAACTGCCGTTTTAAGGAGGAAAAATAAATGCAGGAAATTGAAAGAGAGTATGGATGGAACGATACCATCACAAAAGATGCAGATGAATATATCATCTTGCCGGAAGGTGATTATGATTTTGTTGTTGAAAATTTTGAACGTGCAAGACATGAGGGAAGCGAGAAACTTCCGCCATGCAACAAGGCTATCGTAAACATTCGGGTCTATGCACCGAATGGTGAAAAAGTTATAGTGAGACATAATCTATTTCTTCATACAAGGACTGAAGGAATGCTCGCTGCATTCTTTGCGGCTATTGGTCAGAAGAAAAAGGATCAGCCATTGAGTATGAATTGGAATACGGTACCCGGTTCAAGCGGTCGATGCAAGATCACGACTAAAGAATATAACGGAAACAAATACAATGAAGTGAAGAGATTCTATCCTAAAGAAGATTCTAAAAGTTATATTCCTGGCCAATTTTAATAGGTGCTGATCATGGAGTTAAGACCTTATCAGCAGGAAGCAAAAGATTCAATATTCAGTGAGTGGGACAAGGGCGTTCAAAAAACGCTCCTTGTTTTACCTACCGGCTGCGGAAAGACGATCGTATTTGCGAAAGTGACTGAAGATTGCGTAAGAAACGGTGATAGAGTGCTGATCATGGCTCACCGTGGTGAATTGCTTGAACAGGCAGCGGATAAGATACATAAGGCGACCGGCTTAAAATGTGCGACTGAAAAAGCAGAGGAGTCATGCTTAAGCAGCTGGTACAGGATCGTAGTTGGAAGTGTGCAGACGTTAATGCGAGAAAAACGTCTAAAAAAATTTGATGCAGATTATTTTGATACAATCATTATTGACGAAGCTCATCACTGTTTATCAGAGAGTTATCAGCGGGTGCTGGAGTATTTTAATGAAGCGAAAGTATTAGGTGTAACGGCAACCCCGGATCGCGGTGATATGAGGAACTTGGGACAGTATTTTGAAAGTTTAGCTTATGAATATACATTGCCGAAAGCGATCAAAAGTGGGTATTTAGTACCGATCAAAGCATTGACGATTCCTTTAAAGATTGATCTGTCCAATGTAGGAGTCCAAGCAGGCGATTTTAAGGTCAATGATATCGGTACGGCATTAGATCCATATCTGTATCAGATCGCTGAAGAAATGAAGACGCATTGTATGAACAGGAAAACTGTGGTGTTCCTTCCCTTAGTGAAGACTTCACAGAAATTCAGAGATATATTGAATGAAAAAGGTTTTAAAGCTGCAGAGGTCAATGGTGATAGCCGTGATCGTGCAGAAATATTGAAGGACTTTGAAGAAAATAAATATAACATATTATGCAATTCAATGCTATTGACAGAAGGATGGGACTGTCCGTCCGTTGACTGTATCATCGTATTAAGACCAACAAAGGTGAGGAGCCTATATAGTCAGATGGTGGGTAGAGGCACGCGTCTCTCGGCCGGTAAGATCGAACTATTGTTGTTGGACTTTTTATGGCATACGGAACGGCATGAACTATGCCACCCTGCTTCGCTTATTTGTGAAAGTGAAGAAGTCGCAAAGAAAATGACGGAGAATTTAGAAGAAGCTGCAGGTATCCCTGTTGATATTGAAGAAGCAGAAGAAACAGCAGCTAATGATGTAATCAAGCAGCGAGAAGAAACATTGGCACAGGAATTGGCTGCCATGAAATCCAGGAAAAGAAAGCTAGTGGATCCATTGCAATTTGAGATGAGTATCCAGGCAGAGGATCTATCAAATTATGTTCCTAGCTTTGGCTGGGAGATGGCTCCACCTTCAAAAAAACAAGTAGGAGCTTTAGAAAAGTTCGGCATCTTGCCAGAAGAAATCGACAATGCCGGGAAAGCTGCCAAGCTTCTGGACCGATTGGAAAAAAGACGTATCGAAGGATTAGCAACACCGAAGCAGATCCGTCTCTTAGAAAATAAAGGTTTCCAGCATGTAGGGACTTGGAAGTTTGAAACAGCTAATCATATGATTGACAGGATCGCTGCAGCGGGATGGAAAATCCCTCGCGGAATAGATCCGAAAGAGTATAAAGGAGATTGATCATGGAACGTACTGATTTACTTGAGATCCTGAAGCATATCGATCCATCGATCCTGAATTACCAAGAATGGGTGAATGTGGGTATGGCTTTAAAGCATGAAGGTTATACGGCTGCGGATTGGGATCTCTGGAGTCAGTCGGATGCGGACAGATACCATGCTGGCGAATGCTTCAGGAAATGGGATACCTTTCAGGGAACGGGAATACCCGTTACAGGAGGAACAATCATACAAATGGCAAAGGATCAAGGATGGGTCTTTGAAGCATCAGAAAGCCGTGCTCTTGATTGGAATGATACGATCAGCCGCGATGAGTTAGTGATCCTTGATAAAGATTGGGTAGAAGGAAAAGAGATCAAAGAACCGGAGCACTGGGAACCGGTCCAGGAATTGATTACATATCTGGAAACACTCTTTGACTCAACGGAGAATGTAGCATATGTTACACGAAGCTGGGAAAAGGACGGCAAGTATATACCCACAAGAGGGTGTGTTGACCGTACTGCGGGACAGCTGATCGAACAGCTGAATAAATGCAAAGGTGATATTGGTTCTGTCCTAGGTGACTATAACGAAGCTGTAGGTGCGTGGATTCGATTCAATCCCATGGACGGAAAAGACGTCAAGAACAAAAATGTCACAGATTTTAGGTATGCCTTAGTTGAGTCTGATTCAATGGATCTTGAGAAACAGAATGCAATCATACGTGAACTGGAACTTCCGGTGGCATGTTTAGTATACAGTGGTAAAAAGAGCATTCATGCCATCGTGCGGGTTGATGCTGCCGATTATGCGGAATACAGAAAACGTGTTGACTATTTATATACAGTATGTAAGAAAAATGGTCTTGAGATCGACCAGCAGAATAAAAATCCAAGCCGATTATCAAGAATGCCCGGTGTCATGCGGAATGGTAAAAAACAATTTCTTATGGATACCAATATCGGGAAGGATTCATGGAACGAATGGAAGGAATGGATCGAGTCGGTCAATGATGATCTACCTGAGCCGGAGAGTTTGGATGAATATTGGAATGATCTACCGGCGTTAGCACCATCCTTGATTGATGGAGTGTTGCGACAAGGACATAAGATGCTGATCGCAGGTCCGTCTAAGGCAGGGAAGTCATTTGCTTTGATCGAGATGTGTATTGCTATTGCAGAGGGTAAGAAATGGTTCAACTGGCCCTGTGCGAAAGGTAAGGTGCTCTATGTCAATTTAGAGCTTGACCGAGCCAGCTGCTTACATCGATTCAAGGATGTTTATACATCTCTAGAGTGGCCGGCAGAAAGCCTCCAGAACATTGATATCTGGAACCTGAGAGGGAAGTCTATCCCGATGGATAAACTAGCTCCAAAGCTAATCAGAAGGGCTGCAAAAAAGAACTACATCGCTATCGTCATCGATCCAATCTATAAAGTTATCACTGGCGATGAAAACAGCGCAGATCAGATGGCCAACTTCTGCAATCAGTTTGATAAAGTGTGCACAGAATTAGGCTGTGCAGTGATCTATTGCCATCATCACAGTAAAGGCAGCCAGGGCAGCAAGCGTTCTATGGACCGTGCATCAGGATCAGGAGTATTCGCGCGTGATCCTGATGCATTGCTGGACCTTATAGAGCTAGAAATCAATGAGAATCTGATCAAACAGGAATCAAATAAGGCAGTGTGTAAGCTGTGTATGGCATGGCTGAAGAAGTATGGTAAAGAGGAGCTGGCATCACAGGATGATGAATGCAGTGAAACACAGATGCTGGCGATCTGCAGGCTGAATCTAAAGAACGTTTATGAAAGTATCCTTGAGGAAGTTGCAGCAGTGCGCAAGAGAGTTGCATCTATGACCGCATGGCGCATTGAAGGCACGCTGCGTGAGTTTCCAAAGTTTTCACCCATTGATTTATGGTTCGATTATCCGGTGCACAGAGTGGATCGTGTGGGCGTTCTGAAGGATATACAGCTTGATGATCAGCCTTCATGGAAAAAAGCAATGGTCAAAAGAAAAGATCCTGATGAGAAGAAGAAGGAACGAAATTCATCGATAGAAACCGCATATGCAGCGTGTGGGATTGATGGGGAAATAACTGTCACTGCCTTGTCTGAATATATGGGAGTCGGTGAAAAAACGGTGAGAAGGCACATAAAAGAACATGGCGATTTTTGGATCAAAGACGGTGTTGTATACAGGAGGGACGAGGGACAAAAACAGTAAATGTCCCTGTCCTTCAAGGGTCAAAAACACGTTTTTGTCTGTCTGTCCTTCGTAATATTTTATTGCTTATATAAATTACATAGGCACCTGTAAAGCGCACATGTATTTATGTGAAAGTATACATATATTATATATATATGATAAGTCAGGTATACAGTAATACGTAAGTAGAAGAAAATGTCCCGCTTGAGGTTGCGGACATTTCCTTCCAACGTTACTGACGTAAACCGCGAAGAAAGAGGATAAAAAAATGAGAAAGGCTAAAAATGAAAAATACTGGGAAAATGAAAAAGGCGAGGTCATAGAGTTTGGAAAACATTTTATGAGATGTTTTGATAAAGCTGGTAAATTGCAGTTTGGTAGCAAATTTTATGATCCTGCAAGCGGAGCACTGAAATATAAAGTGATTTTCGTTTTAGATAGAGATGAATTGATCAACAGCAAGGAGGGTGCTGAATATTTGATGCAGACGATCGAAGATTGGAAGAATGAAAGGAGTGTCGATGAATGAGCAGAGTTGCAATGATGCCGCTGGTAGATAATATCCGTAAGCCAAGAGACAGAAGCTGGGTCATGAAGAAATGCCCTATCTGTGGATGCGATTGCTGGGAGAGCAATATTCTCAGACAAAGCCTAAGAACAGGAATAGTCAAAAAAGCAGCTTGTACTGAGTGTGCACTGAAAATGATGAGGTCTGCCAATGATTGAGTTTTTTCTGGTAATGGAACCGCCGACTGCGACTGCTCAGCAGCACAAGATTAGCAAGGGAAGGTTCTATGATCCACCAGAGGTCAAGGCAGCTAGAGAAAAGCTGACATCACATTTGGCAAAGCACATACCTGACAAACCGTATACCGGTCCTGTAGAGTTGGTTGCTAAATGGTGTTTCCCGCTGACCGGCAAGCACCCCCATGGTGAATGGAAATATACAAGACCGGATACAGACAATCTGCAGAAGCTGCTTAAAGATTGTATGACAAAATGTGGTTATTGGAAAGATGATGCTCTTGTATGCCGTGAGATCATTGAGAAGTTTTGGTCAGAAATGCCTGGCATTTATATCCGAATTGCAGAAATTTGAGGAGGATACCATGAAAAGAAAATGTAGCATGTGTGGAGAATACAAGGACATCACACAGTTTAGATACATGAGGACCTTGAAGAAGTATAACAGTTACTGCAAGGAATGTGAGAAATGGGGTCGAATCAGATATGAACGAGAGAAAGCGAGGCGGTTAGCAAATGCAAATCAAACAAGGTGATTACGTGAATGGATATAAAGTCGAGATGGTTGAAGTTATAAACAAAGAGCCTCACTACTTGATAGCTTATTTTGATTGGGGGTGCGAAAAAACCTCAGAGTCGATGGCTGCCTGAACATAAAGTACAAAAATATGTGAGTGCAGAAACGTTTAAAGGAATTAATAATGCTTACAGAAAAAGATAAAATTGAGCAGTTCAAGCGTGACCTACGAAGTTATACATATCATCAAAAGAAAGCGGTTGAGATTGACTTTCAAATAAAAGAACTAGAAGTTAAGAAGCTAGGAGTTTCTTCACCGGCAATCAAAGATACTGTATTAGAGAATGCAGGAAATCCATACTCAGAACCTAAGCTTCAATATCTCATAGAAGAAGGTGAACTTGTTGAGGAGAGAAGCAAACATCTAGCAGAGATACAGCGTATAGATAAAGCCTTGAAATTAATTGATAAAGAAGGTAAAGACATTCTTACGTATGTATTCATAGATCATAAACGGTATGAAGATTCTGTAATCCATTTCAATAGTTCTATTGGCAAACTTCAAAGAGATATTGAAAAATACATTACAATTATTCTTAAAAATGAAGAAAAAATGAAAGTTGAATAAAATATCGGCAAATTCCGTGTTATTATGATAGTGTGGAATTAGCGGGAAGTATTTCCCCCACCCATTAAGTTCCTGCTAATTCAATCTAGCTACAGGAAGTCCTAAGCGAACCTGTTTGCGTAAAGGCATCTATATCGGCTAAATACGTAGTATATGGTATAAATATAGGTGTCTTTATTTTGTAAACATATATAGAATCGTGATATATTGTAAATTATTATCCAAGAGTTTATTCTATTCATAGAGTTAATCTCTGGAGGTATCACATGAAAAAAAGAATTAAAAAAGCACTTGATTCATTTTTTGAAAAATGCAATAGAGAAATCGGACCAGATGTTGTAGCAAATAAGGCAGATAAGATTGATTTCGATTTATTGGAAGTATTAGAAAAAATATATGCATCACCAATACAAGACAATAGTTCATTTGCGTATACACAGCCACACTTATCGAAAAATAGTGCCAAAGAAGTATTAAGACTACAAAGATATGATGCGATAATGACTACATTAGCCAACTCGGATTATCATTCTATAATGGCCGTAAAAGCGAGTTTAAAGAGTGACACGTCAGATAATTTTTTTTCAAATATGATTACAATAATTGCTATAGTTATAGGCTTAATATCAACTGAACTAGCAATCTTAATTTCAATATTATTAGCATTTAAGGGAACACTGACAAAAAATAATGCAAATTCATTTTTGTCCATCATCTTGTTTGTAGTAGTATTGTTAGTTGTACAGATATATTTTATATATTCGCATTGTTCTAAACTTAGAAGAAATAAATTTATTTTACAAGTGATTGAAGATTTATTAGAAACACGTAACATTAAACGATGAGCCAAAGGGCTCTTTTCTTTTACCCAAAACGACGAAAGGAAGGTGGTGATATGACTTGAAACCAAACTATGAAGAGCAGCGGGCAGATGCCTATGAGCTTTACTTGCAAGGCAAAAAATATCAGGAGATAGCTGATGCTGTCGGTGTTACTTTATCGGCGGTCAAGTCATGGGCCACTCGATACTGGAAACAAGAAAAGTTGCAACCTAAGAAATCTAAAAAAGTTGCAACTAAGCATAAAGGCGGACAGCCTGGCAATAAGAACGCCACGGGGCCCCCGAGAAATCAGAATGCAAGGAAGCATGGTCTATTTTCAAAATGGCTGCCTGATGAGGTGCAGGAAATCGTGGGAGAGCTTAAGTCTCTTGATCCCTTAGACATTCTCTGGGAGAACATTCAGCTGCAGTACGCGGCGATTCTGAGGGCGCAGAGGGTCATGTGGGTTCGTGATCATGATGATATGACTAAAGAAAAAGTTGAAGACAAGGATGGTAATGTCATCGGTGAAAAATGGGAGATTCAGCACGCATGGGATAAACAGGCAGGGTTCATGACTGCTCAGAGCCGCGCAATGAGTGAGCTGAGGTCAATGATCAAGCAGTATGATGAGATGCTGCACAAAGACTGGGAAGCAGCTACTGAAGAACAGAAAGCACGTATCGCACAGTTAAAGGCTCAAACAAACAAGCTGCAGGGAGAAGAGGATGATGAGAAAAAGGGAGTGATGATCGTTGATGACATCCCGAGAAACAGCGACAGTTAAGCTTACTGACCTCATCGCTCCGTCTTTTTATAATCTGCATTATGATATCAAAGAAGGGCGGCACACTCACTACAAACTCAAAGGCGGCCGTGGATCGGCAAAGTCATCCTTCATCAGTATCGAGATCATTATGGGTATGATGGAGGATCATGAAGCAAATGCCGTTTGTTATCGCAAAGTAGGGAACACACTTCAGGAGTCAGTGTATGAACAGCTCTTATGGGCTATCGATGCTTTGAATGTAAATCACCTGTGGAAGGCTAACCTTACACCGTTGCGTCTTACTTATCTGCCTACAGGACAGCGAATTATCTTCAGAGGGATGGATGATCCAAACAAGGCAAAGTCAATCAAAGTCCGCAAAGGGTACTTTAAATACATCTGGCTTGAAGAACGTGCTGAACTGGATGGCGAAGAAGATGAACGTAAGGTGCTTCAGTCACTGATGCGTGGCGGTAGTAAGTTCGTTGTCTTTTATTCTTGGAATCCGCCCAAGAGCATCAATAGCTGGGTCAATCAGGATGTGCTGTATTCTCGTGAAGACACGGTCGTACATCACAGTGATTATCGCAGCGTACCGGCTGAATGGCTTGGTGAGCAGTTCCTCATAGAGGCTGAGCATCTTAAAAAGACAAAGCCAAAAGCCTACGAGCATGAATATCTGGGAATCGCAACAGGCACCGGTGGACAAGTATTCGACAATGTGGTTACTAGAAAGGTCACAGCTGAAGAGCTGGCACATTTCGACCGATTAAGAAATGGTTTAGACTGGGGTTATGCAGCTGACCCTTTTGCATTCATACAATCGCATTACGACAAGACGCGCAGACGTCTTTTTATTTTCGGTGAGATCTATCAGATCAAGCTCAGCAACCGCAAGGCTGCCATAAAAATGATCAGAATGAATCCTGATAATATTCTGACCATTGCCGATTGTGAAGAGCCTAAGAGTATCGCCGAGATGCGTGAAATGGGCATCAATATCAGGGGTTCCGTAAAGGGTCCCGGCAGTGTCGAGTTTGGCATCAAGTTCCTTCAGGACTTAGAAGAAATCGTTATTGATCCTGAACGATGTCCTAATGCGACCCGTGAGTTTACAGGCTACGAGCTTGAACGTGACAAGAATGGTAACTTCAAAGGCAAGTACCCTGACAAGGATAATCACACGATCGATGCAGTGCGTTATTCATTGGAGGACGATATGCCAAAGAAAGGTTATACGAAAGTATAAGAGGAGGTACAGATGGAATTAGAAACAGTGAAGAAGCTCATCAATCACTATTTGGCGAAGCATGAGGTATTTGTGACTGCCGCTAAAGAAGCAGAAAAGTATTACGAGAATGAAGACAGCATCTTAAACACTGGTGCCGCTGCGGTGGATGCAATCAATCAATACCTGAAGCAATGCGGTCAGAACCCACTTCATTCAGCGGATAACCGCATCCCCTTGAACTGGCATCGGATCCTTGTAGATCAAAAGATCGGATACCTTTTTACATATCCGCCTCAATTTGATACGGATGATTCAAGCAACATTGATTTTCAGTCTCTTTTAGGGGATGACTATGAAAAGATCATTAAGAAGTTGGGTGTTGATGCCAGTAACACAGGCAGGGCATGGATCCAATACTGGCAAGGCGTAGATGGTAGACTTGAGTATTATTACGTAGATCCAAAGCAAGTGCTGCCTATCTATGATGAGACAAATATCAAGAAACCTTTAAAGATGGTCATACGCTATTACACTGCGTTGGATGAGCAAGGGGAAGAATATGTTCGCTATGAATTGTGGGATGAGAAAGAAGTATGCTTCTATTACCACAAAAGCAAGGAAAACATCGATAAGCTAATTCCGGAAATGATCAATCTAACTAAGGCAAAGGTGGTCAAGCATGGTTTTGATACCATTCCCTTCATTAAGTTCAGCAATAACTCTCTTGAGGTTTCGGACTTAAAGATGTGCAAACAGGTCATTGATTGCTTGGATAAAGCGTGGAGCGGGTTTGCGAATGATATTGACGACATCCAAGAAGTCATCTGGGTGCTCAAAAACTATACGGCTGACATCGGAACACCCTTCAAGCTTGACGAGCACGGTGAGCCATTAGTGGATGAGAGAGGGCTTCCGATCAAGAATGAATACACTCCTGATCTGCTGCAGATGCTTAAAGCAAAGAAAGTGGCTGAAGTAGGCGGCGATGGCGGCATTGAGACAGTTACATCCGAAATACCCTATGAAGCTCGTCAAGCTTTCTTAGATGGGCTTGTCCGTCAGCTCTTCATCTCAGCAATGGCCGTTGATCCGCGTCCGGAGAATACCGGTAACTCATCAGGAGTGTACATTGATTTCTTGTACGGCCTATTGGAGCTGAAAGCAGGGCTGATGGAAACAGAGTTCAGGGGGTCACTGAATCGTCTTGTCAGGGCTGTTTCCAGTGCTTCAAATGATATTAAAATCACTCAAACATGGACCAGAAACAAACCGCGAAATGATTTAGAGATCGCTCAGATCATTAATGGTACGTCTCCGGATGTCATGTCAAATCAAACCAAAACAAAGGTACATCCATTAGTTGACGATTGGGTAGATGAGCGCAAACAGATCGATAAAGAGGCTGAAGATGTTTATCCTGAGAAGCCTCTCTTTAAGGATGATGTAGATGGCGAAGAAAAATGATTATTGGGAAGAGAGGACGAGGAAAAGACGTGCAGCACTGGATCGTGATGTTGAGAAAGCCAATAAGGAGCTGATCGATAACTTTGAAACAGCTTTAAAAGATGTACAAGCGAAGATCAATCATTTCTGGATCAAGTATGCGGAGAACAATGAGATCACATTATCACAAGCACAGCAGTTGCTCTCATTGAAAGAGTGGCGAGCTTTCAAGGGGACACTGGAGGAGTTTCAGCAGTTGGCGAAGGACTCCATAGGAACCTTTAACCTAGAGCTTGAAAACTTAAGCATGAGAGCAAGGATCAGCCGTTATCAGGAGTTGGAATTGAATGTTAAGTCTGTGCTGGATCAGCTGTATCAGAAACAGAATGAAGTGATAGGCCGTACTGCATCAGATGCTTATATGGATCAATACTTCCATTCACTTTTCAACATTGAGCAATACAAAGGTGTCCATACAGATTTCATGATACCTAACGCAAAAGCGATCGAAGAGTTAGTGAAGTACCCTTTTAACGGTGCTGATTATTCAGAACGATTATGGCGACATCAGGAAGACTTGACGTTCAAACTCAAAGAGGCTTTAACAAATATGTTCGTTGAAGGGAAGAACCCATATGACTACAAGGATAAGTTTGCATCGCTGTTTCAAGTGAAAAGAAGTGAAGCTTATAGGCTTTTGGACACAGAACATGCTTACGTTGCCGAAGCAGCATCACAGGCAGCTTATGAGGCTGATGGTATTGAGGAGTATAAAATCAATGCCACTTTAGATACGAAGACATCTAAAATATGCAGAGGAATGGACGGTAAGATCTTTAAAGTCTCTGAGCGGAAGGAAGGCAAGAATTGTCCACCCTTTCACCCTTATTGCCGAACAACGACAGAGCCGTATATTCCGGAGCTGGCTGATATTCAGACTACGCGAGTTGCGAAGAATGCTGATGGAAAGAATATTTATGTACCGGCAGATATGACCTATGATGAATGGTACGAGAAATACGCAGCAAATTCGGAGAAGCGTAATAAATTAAAAGAATTCTACGCAACTGATGATGAGCATGTTAAAATGAAAGTGAAAGCTGAAGAGAATAAAATATCCGGCAATGCTATAGAAAAAGCTATCGTTTATGATTCTAAAGGAAATGTCCTTTTAGAGAAGCTAGGAAAAGAAGCTGAGGTAGAATTTACTGACGCAGAATTTAAGCTAATGAAGAATGCTGTAGTTACTCATAATCATCCGATGGGAACGACCCTATCTCCTGATGATATCTACAGGGCAATCGAATATGATTTGCAAGAAATAAGGGCGGTGGGCAAGCAATTCACTTATATTTTGCGAAGAAATGAGAATTTACATTTAATGCCATCACAGGAAGATTTTGAAGATGAATATAAATTTATTCTAGGCTTTTATTCAGAAGCGTATGTGAAGAAATTCCGTAACAAAGATAATTTCATCCACTATCAGAGAACTATACAGAATAATGCGATGCAAAAGATGGCTGAAAAGTACGGATTACTATATTGGAGGGAGAAAAATGAAATCAAATAAATTTGATGGAGTATATTCACAACCCTGTCTATTTTGTTTTTGCTGCAAGCATTTTGACAAATGGTCAGGAAGCTTTGCTAATTGTTCAGCTTTTCCAGATGGTATCCCCTTAGAAATATGGCAGCATAAAAATGATCATACTCAGCCGTTTCCAGGAGATCATGGTATTCAATACGAAGAAGCTGAGCGCGAATGGCCTCCAGAGTTTGATGATTTAGTTTTGCTAGATGAAGATGAACTTTATGGAGAGAAGTAGGGTGTTGTATGTGTAACCACGCCTATGTAAAAAGAATTAATAAAACATATTATGATAAAAACTTAAAATGCAGGATTCTCATTGAAGAGAGTACCTGCATTTTTTGTGGCCGAAAAGAAACAGAAAGGAATTTTTATATGGACCCACCGAAACGGAAGCTGCCTAAATTCATTAAAGATGATCTATCAAATATCTAGCCCTGAGCATGGCATATAAACTGCTGCTTGTCCCGCATATGACATTTAAACTATGCCCCTACCGGAGAGAACCGGATATAAAAAACACAGGAGAAAAGTTATGGAATGGTTAAAAGAATTTTTAGGTGATGAATTATATGCACAGGTATCTGAGAAGCTGAAGGGCAACGATAAAGTAAAGCTTGCCAATCTGGCCAGTGGTGAGTATGTTGCCAAGCAGAAATATACAGATAAGGAGTCTGAGGTCGCTACCCTTAATACTGAACTTACAGCTTTAAAGGATGCGGCTAAAAAGTTTGAAGGAATTGATGTTGATGCACTGAATCAGAAAATCAAAGACCTTGAAACAAATTCCGCAAAAGAGATTGAAAAGGTAAAGCGTGAATCAATAGCTAAGGAACTCTTATCCGGATATAAATTCACATCCAAATTAGCACAGGAATCAGCACTCAACAAGCTCTTATCAAAGGATTTAAAACTTGATGGAGATAAGCTGCTGGGAGCTGATGATTTCATGAAGTCATTACAAACAGAGTGCCCGGAAGCCTTTGTAAGTGATGATAATTCTAAAGGTAGTGTGAGCAGCTTCACACCTTTTGGTGGAACAGCTGCAGAAGCAAATAAGGGATTCGATTTTGGCTTTCAAACAGTGATCCCAAAACCAGAAAAATAAAGGAGGAGTACAATTATGGCAGAAGTATTAAACTACGCAAAACAATATTCACAGGCATTAGCACAGAATTTTCCGTATGTATTATATTTTGGTGAGCTTTACGCAACATCAAACAATCAGCTTTACAAAGTCACAGGAGCAAACACGATCGAGATTCCAGTGATTGAAACATCCGGTCGTATCGACGGTGACCGCGATACGATCACTGGGTTCCAGCGCCGTGCGTCAAACAAATGGGAGACGAAGGTTTTAAAGAATCACCGTACATGGGACACACTGATCCATCCGATGGATGTCGTACAAACGAATCAAGTTATGACCATTCAAAATGCAACAAAAGTCTATAACCAAGAGCAGAAATTCCCAGAAATGGATGCTTACACCATCTCAGCAATCCACTCACTAAAGACCGCCTTAGGTGCAGGTCATGAAGACGATACCACAGAATTAACGATTGAGAATATCTTATCTACGATCGATACGATCATGGAAGCGATGGATGAAGCTCGTGTACCTAAAGTTGGCCGTATCATGTACTGCACACCAACGGTTGAGACGCTGATCAAGAATGCAAAAGAGATTCAGCGTACTGTTGACCTGAAGGACGGAGCTAAAGCGCTGACACGTGAGATCAGCCGTATTGATGAGCTGACGATCAAAGGCGTACCAAGCGATCTGATGCAGACAGTCTATGACTTTACCGAAGGCTGGAAGAAAGGCGCATCCGCAAAACAGATCAATTTCTGTATCATCCACCCTGTTGCAGTCTTAACGCCGGTCATTTATGCCTTTGCTCAGGTGGGAGAACCTTCCGCTTTAACAAAAGGTAAATGGGTATACTTCGAGGAATCATTCGAGGATGTATTTATTTTGAATCAAAAGGCAAAAGCAATCGCATTCAATGTGAAAGGAGAATAACTATGGTCATCGTAAGGAAAAACAATCGTGAATTAACGATTGATGAAACTCAGAAAGAAAAATACTTAGCTGATGGCTATTGTGAGGTAGTCAACGGTAAAGTTAAATTCGTTAAAAAGGAAGATCCGGAAGTCGAGAAGCTCAAGAAAGAAAATGCGGATCTAAAGAAAAAAAATAAAGAGCTGACTGAACAGCTGGAAGACTTGGAAAAGAAACCAAAGACAAAAACAAAAGCAGATCCGGCAGAGGCATAATCATGATGAGTGAACGTGTAGTTGAAGAAATCAAAAGCATGTATGGGCTTGAGACTTCTGATGATCTCCTGCTGCGCTTCGTTAAAAAAGCAGCAGCATTAATCAAAAACTATTGTTCGATTCCCTCTGTACCTGAAGCACTCTTTTACACATGGGTGGACCTGTCTGTGGACCTGTATAATCTAAGCTTCAATAAGGCAGAAACAGACGGTAAGATAGCATCCATCAGTGAGGGTAATACATCAATCACTTACGTATCTTCAAAAGAGACTGAGCAGAGCACACTTGCTGCTTATATAGATACGCTGAATAAGTTTCGGAGGTTCAGATGGTAGATAAGGCAGCAGCCCTGGACAAACTGCGTAAAGATAAGTGTGATATTTATCGGAATGTAGAGGTTGAAAGTGATGGCATCACTAACTTTGAAAGGCAGATGGTTCATCAAGGTGTGCGCTGCCGATTGAGTACATCGAATCCCATCATCAATACGACAGAAACAACAGCCAGCACGATCAACGCCTATACCGTATTTTTTCACCCATCTGTAGACGTTCGGGCAGGGGACAAGCTGGTGATCACTACAGCTATTGGATATACCTATGAGCTGTACGCAGGAAAGCCGAATGGTTTTTCCGGTAGCCACATTGAAGTGAAAGCGAGTGAGGATGAATATGTCTAAATCTGAAGTTTATGGTTTTCAGGACATGATCAAGACTTTCAAAATGCTGGGCGGTGATTTTGATACTGCAGCAGATAGAGTCGTGACTCTAACGGCCAATAAAGCAATGCAGGTGGCAAAAGACAATACACCTCGCGGGCAGTATCCGGATACGGTTGAGTTCACGACCAAAGAAGGCAAACGGGTCTCATTCAAGGTTACACAGAAGATGGGCGGTACCCTCATCAAATCATGGCATATGGGCAAGCTGAAGAAAAGTAAACGCAAGATTACCAAAGAATTCAACAATACGGCTGAGTATGCAATGTATGTCAATAACGGTCACAGGATCGTAAGGAAAGGTGTTACGATTGGTTATGTGAACCCCCAGTATTTCCTAGAGAAAGGGTTAGCGGTAGCCGATCAAGCGATGGATAAGCTCTTTCAACTGGAAGTGGAAAGGTTGAAAAAGAAACATGGATTATGAATTTAAAAAGCTTTTGGCAGCCTATTTAAAAACGATAGAGCCTAAAGTAAAGAAGATCTATACCGATAGTGTGAAGCAGGGGCTTGTTACTCCCTGCTTTTTCATTATCGATCAAGGCAAGCAAGGGACGAATGCCCTTTTAAGAAAGCATATCAAAGGAAGCTATGTCGTTTCCTATATCGGAAATGAGCGTACCAAAGTTGAGGATGCCTTGCTAGAACTAAATCATATCGGTCAATATACGTTGACTGAAAAAGAAACAGAAATTAATGATGACGTGCTGCAGTTCAGCTTTACCGTATCTGTACGATTTGATGTAGATACTGGCGAAGAGAAGATGCAGACCATCGAGGAAGGAGTGAAAATGAATGTGGAAATCACAGAATAAAGTCAGACCCGGTGTTTATGTGAATGTAAAGGGATCTAAGGCACTGGCAATGGAAGTAGGAACACGAGGAACTGTGATCCTGCCTCTTGTATTAAGTTTCGGACCTACTAAGCAGTTTGTGAGCATTACGGATGTAACACAGACATTCAGCAAGCTTGGCAGAAATTATGCAGATGCAGAAATGCTGCCAATCAAGGAAGCAATGAAAAAGGCATTTGAGGTGTTGGTGTACAGAGTCAACGCAAATGGTACAAAGGCATCTGCACAGGTAGCTTCAGAGCTGAATGCAGAGGCATTATATCCGGGTACAAGAGGAAACGACATCAGTCTTATTGTTACGACTGATAACAGCAAGTTTAAGGTCGAGACTTATCTTGATGCTGTGCTGGTCGATACGCAAAGCATCTCAGCGGTGGATGAATTTATCAGTAATGGATTTATTTCATTATCAGGATCAGGAGCTTTAGAGGCTGTTTCTGTAAATCTTGCAGGAGGCACAGATGGAACAGCAGCAGAAGTGGATTATAAGGATTGCTTGCAAGCAGCAGCTTTAGTTGATTTTGAGACGATCGGCTACACAGGTACCGACGAGAAGATCATCCAGCTAGTTGTGGATTTTGTTAAGGAGCAACGAGAGTATGAAGAAAAGAAGATCGTAGGTGTTGTGGCTGCATCAGTCAATACATTTGACTACGAAGGCATTGTCGCAGTTAAGAATGGTGTTGTTCTAACTGATGGAACGATACTGCCGAAAGAAAAGGCAGTCGCTTGGGTAGCTGGAGCAACTGCCGGCGCACAGGTCGATCAGTCGAACACTTTCGCAGCTTATGAAGGCGCTTCGGATGTGGATATCCGCTTAACGAATGCTCAAGTGGAAGAGTCTATCAATCAAGGACTTTTTGTCTTTACACCGCGTAGCGGTAAGGTAGTGGCTGAATATGACATCAACACATTGACTACTTATACAGATGAGAAGCCGAAGGACTTCCGGAAGAATAAGGTGATCCGAGTGTTGGATTCGATCAATAACGACATTGTGAGCATCTTTGAAGCAAATTTCATCGGCAAAGTACAGAACAGTGAATCAGGAAGAAATCTGCTGAAAGGTCATCTCACTGAATATATGAACAGTATGCAGGAGATGGGCGCTGTTGAGAACTTCGTGCCTGATGATATCGTCATTAATAAAGGTACTGACAAAGATGCTGTGCTGATTACACTAGGTGTACAGCCAACTGATACTGTAGATAAGATATACATGGATGTGGAGGTGAAGTAGAGTGGATAACAGAAGAATTGAAAATCTGCCATTGTGTAATCAGGGTGGCGCATACATCACTGTTGATGGTCAAAATCGTAAAGCATTTGAGATCGCAAAACTTGAAGCAAAAGTGGAATTAAAGATGTGGTCCAAGCAGCTGCTCGGCAATCGCATGGAGCAGAATCGACCTACAGGTGCAAAAGGCAGCGGAACCATTACAGTTTATAATGCCACTTCCGTATTCAGAGAAGCGTGTCATGAATATCTTGAAAATGGTACTTTTCCACCTATCTCCATCCAGGCTTACAGTGACGATAAGGGATCAGCAGTAGGCAGGTCAGAAGTATTATTAAGAAATGTTGTACTGAATGAAGTGCCATTACTATTGATTGATGAAAGCAGTGAAGAAGGCTCGCAGTCCGATATTGGCATCTTGTTCAGCGATTACGATGTGCTGAGTGATTTCAAATTACCATCAAACTATTAGGAGGAATAATCATGAGTAAATTAAGTGCATTTTTAAATCCGGGGAAAACTGAATCAATCAAAGTTGTAGTCAGCAAACGTTTTAAGGATGAGTCAGGGAAGCCTGTAGAGTGGGAACTTGTGCCTCGGACAACAAAGGAAGCGCAGATGCTTTCTAAAAGCTGTGAGAAACGTGACAGAAAAGGAAGCATAAGTATCGATAACATTTCATATCAAAATAAGTTGATCTGCAGCTGTATCGTTTTTCCTGATTTAAAGAGTGCTGAATTGCAGGAAGCTTTTAATGTTATAGGTGAAGAGGAACTATTGACTACGATGCTCTATCCGGGTGAATACGCAGGACTGAGAGAGAAAATCTACGAGCTTTGCGGCTTGGATGATGACATCAACGATGACATTGAAGAAGCAAAAAACTAATCAAGCAGGACGGAGAGGCAGCCGTTGCTTACTTCGCCCTGCTCAAACTTAATCTATTGCCCCATGAATTTGACGAGCTTCCGCAGCGTGAAAAAGCGTTCGTGATAGCAAGTGCTCAAAGATACATGGAGCAGACAAGAAAAGCAATGAAGGGAGTGAAGTGAATTGGCCAGACAGAAAACACTAGGGGCAGTGATTGCTTTGACGGATAATTACACATCCAAGTTGAATAAGATCGTCGCATCGACTGCATCCGCAGAAGATAAGGTAAAATCAGTGACTGCTGCTACCGATAAGTTCAACGGTCGACTCAAAGATATGGGAAACGAATCCGATAAGACCTCAGGTAAAATGAATGGACTGATCGGCCGTTTCACTACCCTGATCTCAGCAGGATTTGCCTTGCGGAAAGCGTTCCAATGGGGATTGGAAGGTGTCAATATCGCCGCCACTCAGGAAGTGCAGGAGAACACGCTGAAAGCTATGTTAGGTAATGACGCACTAGGCGCGGGACTGTATGATTATGTTTCTGATTATGCCAAGACCTCTATCTTAGGGCGAGAGGATCTGGCTAAAGGTATGATGAGCTACTTACCGACAACGAAGGACTTCACACAGCTTCAGCGCTTGATCAATATGACGGAGCGGCTTTACGCGAAAGACCCGACACAAGGCTCTGAGGGTGCAGTATTTGCCATGAAAGAGATCTTATCCGGTGATGTTATGTCCATGCGTAACCGATATAATATTACCGGTTTCAGCGGAGAGGAAATCCGCGCAATGATCGGTTCGGGTGATGTGGAAGGCGCGCTGGATTATATCGATGAGAAACTGAGTCAGTTCGGCGCAAGTACGGAAGTTTTAGAAAAGAATGCAGCAGGCTTGACTGCTCAGATGAATATGCTGTCATCAAATGCGAAAACAGCACTCGGTGAAAATATGAAGCCGGTCATGGAAGCTCTTATTCCGGTTGCAGAAAGACTGCTTGCCGATCTTGATGCAGGAAGATTTCAGCCATTCTTTGATGTGTTAGCAGTAAACGGCATTGCCTTAGCGAATGTGCTGGGGTTCGTTGCTCAGCATTTCGATAAAATCATCCTTTTATTGGGTATCGGAACAGCGGCCATGCTTGCTTATCGATTGGTCACTTGGATGTCAGCCAGTCAGATGGGGATGTGGATCACGACTCAATTAAGTGCTACATTAGCACAGTATGGCTTTAATGCTGCTCTGCTGGCGTGTCCGTTGACTTGGTTCATCGGCTTACTGGCGATCGTGATCGGCCTGTTTGCCGCTTTCAATTCTGAGGCGGCTAAATTAAAAAGTATGGCCACTGATGTACCAGAGGCAATGGATCCAATGAGTAAAGAATTCCAGGATATGCTTGCTGGTACTGCAGCAATCCCGGTCAATATAGAAAACGACGCTGTCAATGTGAAAGGGACTGTGGATATTGAGGAAGAAAACCTAAAGTACCTGCTGGATATTGCTGAACGTGAATATATCGCAAAGTTTTCCACTGCAACATTGGCGCCTCAGATCTCAGTACAGATTGGTGAAGTGAAAGAGACAGCAGATATGGATGCACTCATGGGGCATGTTGCTGATCAGCTTCAGGAAATGGTCAATATCGAGGCTGAGGGGGTGTTTGCGTAATGAGTTATGCAATTTATATCAATTCAATGCGAATGCCGGTGAATCCGGAAACGTTTGACGATACCCTTGATCGTGGAGCGAAAGAATACGATATTCTTAACTCAGGAAAGGTAAGTCTTCCTGAGATGAGAGGCTTACACATTTATAAGTTTTCAAGTATCTTTCCGGCTCAGAATTATTCTTTCTGCCATTCCTGGCACCGTCCTGCCTATTACATTGAGCAGCTGCAGGAGATCTTCGATTCAGACAAACCTGTGTCTTTGACTGTATCCAACGGTACTTCTTATGGCGTATCGTGCAAGGTGATTTTAAAATCATTCAGTTTACAGGAAATTGAAACAGGAACTTATGAATATGAAGTTACGTTACAGGAATATAAAGAGGTGCGGGTAAAAGAAACGGGTCTACCGGCAATACAGCGCCCGCTGCCTGTTCTTGATCAGCCAACGGCAGCGGATGGCTCATCGATGCAGCCTGTATCCGCGTCGGCTTCGGTCTATGATGCAGTAACTTCGACAACAAAAAAGACTAAATCGAACGTATTACCTACGTTAGCAAATAAAAAACCATGTAAGAACCCATTAACCACGGATCAGCAAGTCTATACTACAAGCTATCCGCCGAACAGCTGGCAGGGAGCACAGGAATTGAATGGTATGTCGGTACAAGGAACAGGTACATCGGCTGCCGGTGGGGCATTGGCTCAGATAGCTAAAAATAAAAATGTAATCACTACCGGTTATTTCAAGAGCAAGAGGTCATCATGAAGCTACTCATACATACAGATGAAAAAGTGTTTGATTTCTCAAATGTGGCGTCAAGTATCACATTGAAAAGTAGTTGGGCGAACGGAGCTAGTAAACTAACCTTCAGCTATTCCAAGACAGTAGATAAGAAGCTGAATAATGGAGATTATGTAGAATTTGAATATCAGGGTGTGAAGTTATTTGCAGGTACTGTATTTACGGTGAAGTCAAATAAAGGAGATCCGGAAATCACCGCTTACGATCAGCTGAGGTATTTTAAGGCTAAGGATACTGTCATGCGAAAGAATATGTCACTATCCGAATTACTGAATGTTTGTGTTGGGAATCTGTTGGTAACAGCCAACATACAGCCAATAACTGAAAAGCTGCCTGATTATTTGTTTGATAATCAGACTTATCTCGATATGATCTATCAGTCCTGTAGTGATCATTTAATGCAGACGGGTTACTATTATGTGCTTAGAGATAATGCGGGTAAGGTAGAACTTAAAGAAATTTATGACCTCCGAGTACCGATTATTGTCGGTGATGAGAGTCTTGCCTATAGCTATGACTACGAAAAGTCGATAGACAGTGACACTTATAATCAGATCAAGCTGGCTAAAGACAATCAAGATTCAGGGCAGCGAGACGTTTATATCGTGCATGATACGTCCTTGATCCAAAAATGGGGAATGCTGCAGTATTTTGAAAAGGTAGACAATAATCTGAACGACTCACAGATTAAAGAAAGAGCAGACCGTCTGATCAAGCTGAAAAAGCGAGAGACAGAGAAGCTGAAGCTATCTGCTTTAGGTGATGTGAGAATCTTAGGTGGATCGGGTGTGAGAGTAGTATTAAGTAATGAAGGTATTGACGCGTGGGCAATTGTAGATTCAGTAATGCATACCTTTACACCTGTTCACACAATGGAATTGTCCCTTGTTTTTGAAAGGAGTTAGGATATGTCATTATTAGATACTATCAAAACGGTAGTTAAGAATTATATTGATTCGGCTATTTTATCTGATGTCGTATTCGGAACAGTGCAGTCTGTCTCCTTAACTGGAGTGACAGTAAAGCTGGAGCAGTCCACACAGACTTTAGACAGTGCTTTTATACTCACACCGCGGCACTTCCTTCAGCACGATGAAACGACTTATGATCCGACATTAGGCACAGAAAGCAAGATTTATTATCGTGCATTGCTGAAGCCGGGTGACACGATTGCTTTGATTAAGAAAAAGGGAGGGCAAAAGTATGTGGTTATCGGAAAGGTGTAAAGCCAATGGAAAATAAAACATTCAATGTGGATTTTGAACATCGAAGAATTGTAGGAATGATTGATGATCCATTAGAAGCAGTCAAGCAGGCTGCTTTTTTTGCACTAAATACGCCACGTTTTGAGTGTCTAATCTTCTCGTCCGATTATGGCCATGAATTTAATGATCTGATCGGTAAAGAAAAAGAATACGCTGATGGTGAGATTCGCAGGATGTTAGAGGAATGCCTGAAAGTGGATGAGCGTATCCTGTCGGTCGAGAACCTTGAAATATCGAAGGACAAAGAAAACTACGTTCTCAGTTTTTCAATACAATCGATTTACGGAGAATTTGAGATGAGAAAGGAGGTAGCAAATGGAATTTAATGAATTAATGGAATCAATGCTTGCGGAAGTGCCTGAATCCTTAGATAAGCGTGAAGGCAGCCTGATTTATACGACACTGGCACCGGTAGCGTATGAATTATCTAAAGCCTATTGGGTCTTGGCTTATATCATGAATCTCTTTATGCCGGATACCTCTGAAGGGGAATGGTTGGATAAAGAAGTGGATAAGTTCGGCATACTCAGGACACCAGCCACTTATGCCTTAAGAAAACTCGTTGTAAAGGATAAAGAGGGTGCTCTAATGAAAGTTGAAATCGGTAGCCGATTCAGGATCAATGACCTGTCTTTAAAAGTAACTGAAGAGATCCAGCTTGGCGAGTATAAAGCTGAAGCTGAGCAAACCGGAATGATCGGTAATCAGTATATAGGTACTATCCTACCACTGACTAATATAGAAGGTCTTGGTTCAGCAGAATTAACAGACGTATTGATCCAGGGGGCCGAAGAAGAAAGTGATGCTGAGTTGCTTGACCGTTTTTATCGACATGTCCGGACGTCACCTTTTGGGGGGAATGTTCCAGACTATACAGAAGAAGTGCTGAAAATCGATGGTGTAGGGGATGTACAGGTATTCCCAATTTGGAATGGCCCCGGAACAGTGCTGCTGACGGTAAGTGATGAAAGCAATCGTTGTGCAACAAGTGAACTCATCAAAAAGGTTCAAGACTACTTTCAGCCTGCAGATGATCCGGCTTCAGGAATGGCACCGATTGGTCATTTAGTAACAGTTAAAACATCCAGTGAATTAAGTCTTACGATTTCTGCTTCTATTCGCTGTTCGATTGGAAGCAGTTATGAGCTGATAAAATCTAAGGTGGAGCAGTCGATTCGTGAATATGTGGCTTCAGTGGGATTCAAGGACGAGATTGTTTATGTGTCAAGGCTGATGGTAGCAATCCTGAATGTAGAGGGTGTTATTGATGTACAAAACTTAAAGGTGAATGGATCAGAAACTAACATTGCTTTGAGCAAAACAGCAGAAAGCTATCAAGTGCCTGTTATTGATACGATCACACTTTCGGAGATTGCAGCATGAAAAGTATAATCAGAAAAGAAGCAAGACCTTACATTGACCATATGCCTGAGTTTTTAAGAGAGATTATCGAAATAAAAGCTCTTGGAAATGCAATACAGATCAGTATGAATAAGTTCTACGATATGATGGATGAATTAGTCAGTAATCAGTATCCTGATACCATGTCAGTGACTATTGTTGAGCGTTGGGAAAAGATTTTGAATTTAAGCACGCCGATCAATGGATCATTGGAGAGCCGACGGCAGGCAATCAAAGCCAAACTGCTGACGAAACCGCCGATCAATCTTAAAACCTTGAAATCAGTGGTAGAAGCATATCTAGGTGTTGAAGTGAACTGTTCCTTGTTAGAGAAGCCCTATACAATAAATGTCACTTATCGAGGCTTAACATCATTACCCAATCTTGATCCACTTTATCAGACTATTTATGATCTGATACCTGCTAACATGGCACTGGAAATCGCATATGCCTATGTACAGTGGCAGGAAGTATTGGCAAATCAGCAAACGTGGGGCAAGGTCAAGGAACGAGATTGGAATTATGTATTAATGGGAGATACCGATAAAGGAGGAGTGATCAATGCCTGATTTAACAGAAAAACTCAAATTGAAAAAGCCCCGTCTTAACGAGGCGGCGGATATTCAAGTCATTAATGAGAATATGGATATCATCGACGCTGCTATGAGCAGCAGCAACGATATTTCAATAATTCTGAATAAAGAAAACTGGAGCGGAAGCAGCTATCAAATTGGGGCAGAGCAGCTGCAGTCTGATACATCAGGAACACTGACATCCGCCTGTACTACGGATGAAGAATATGCTGCCTTGAAAGCAGCAAGAATCAGCTGTAATTATGTATTGACTACCAGCAACCTTAAAATCACAGCGTTAGGAACAGTTCCCGAAGTTGATATTCATCTGAAATTGACGATAAATGACTCAGGAGGCTTTAACATTGACCTACCTTCAGATGGCGGTGATGCTGACACGCTTGGTAAAAAAGAGCCGGCTTATTTTGCAAGTAAGGCAGATTACCTTGAACTGTTACAACGTATAGAAGCAGCTGAGGAAAACCTAAACAAAAAGATAGATAAGAATTGTTCACCTCAATTTTTCCTTCCAGCTAATGGATGGGATGAAAATAATCAGCAGACATTGCCTTGCGATAAGTTCACAGTCGGCTCAACGATTATCCCAGCTTATATTATGCCGGAGAGTAACATTGATGCTTGCTCAAAAGCGGGTATCAGTATTCATTCCAATACTAATACTACAATCACTTTTAGTTGTAGCAATGTTCCTGACGTTGATGTTGTAGTGGGTGCTATGTATCAAGGAGACAGTGAGGTGACTTATGAGATCATTGATGAAATCGGCGAAAAAGAAATTATTTGGTACACCGAAGAAATGTTGCCTGACCCGAATGTATTACTGCTAATTAATGGCGAGGACGGCACTGTTTCTGATAAAAGCGGAAACGAGAACCAAATACAAATAAATCCTGAATCAAAAGGAAACTTTGCTTCTAAAAATATATCTGATTTTAATTATAAAAATTGTTTTAAGGGTATCAACTATATCCAAAATGAATGCAATCGAAGTAATCAATGCTGTTGGGGTGCGTACATACCATCTATAAAAAATTGGGATGTAACAAAAGAGTGGGAAATTTGTTTTTGCTTTGGGATAAATAGTTATCAAAATTGGAATGCTCAATGGAATACAAATGTATTATTATTAGATGGTTTAGGTTGTGGGTTTATGATAGATTACGGAGCGCATAACTATCATTTATATTATATAGATGATGAAACAGGAATTGTTAAAACACAGACAATTAATACTTCTGTATTTTATTCAAATGGTAAAAATCACAGCGGAAATTGCCGTATCACCTATAAAAAAATTGATGGTTCTTGGTTTTATATTTATGAAATTAGCGCTAATAACTATTCCAATGTACCTATAAAAATAAAAACAAGAGAACTTAAAGAAAATGATACTTTTATTTTAAAATTATGTGAAAGTTCGTATAAAGATGGCTCTGAGTACACATCAGGAAGTAGGACGGGAATTGATGAATTGGTTATCAGAAATAAAATAACAGAGAATTACAACGCGCCAACTTTTGATAACCCGAGCAACGGTGGAATTCCTGAGCTAATTCCGTTTACAATTAAGCATTCAAAAACTATCAATATAACTGATAACACGATTTTTAGACATAACGCAGACGGAACGGTTGATAAATGTACTGATGTTATTACACCTATTCCGTATGTTCCGACAAGCAATACTATAATGCTATTGAATTGTGATGAAATGAAAGCTACTGATGAATGCGGAAATGCTGTTACTTATTATGAAAATGTATCGGTAGATACAGAAAATAAAGTGCTTGGTATCGGTAGTTTTAAGGTTGATAGGATATTTAAACAAACTGATTTAGGTTTTCAAGTTATTACAAATAAAGCAGTAAAGAATACTTCAAAAATTACTTTTGAATGTAACCTGTTGCTTGATATTAACGATTATCAATCTGCATATAAAAATATTTATCTATTAGAAGCTTGGGATAAAACCAACAATAATTATTATGGTTTTGGAATTAATTTTGTCTATACATCTTCATCTAACAAATGGGAATTGAGACTTTCAGTAAGTGAAAGTGGAACATCTTTTGATTCAGGTTCACCGACATTGTATTCATTTGATGAAGCTGAAATTTTTGGCAAGTGGATACATTTAGCAGTTGCAATAGATTTTCCAAACCACAATTGTAAAATTTATTTAGACGGTGTATGTGTTAAAAGTGGTGCATATTCTTCCTATATTCCGTGGAACGGTAGTTTTAATAGATTCAAAATTGCATATACCAATCTTACAGCATCAAGTATAAATAATTTTGGTGGTTATATTGATGAAATCAGATTAAGTGAAGGAATGCTTGAAACCTTTGGAAACACCAAAACAGAAAAGGAGTGGGTGAAACTATGAGCGGAGCAATGTTCCCAAGCTACAGCGTCAACAATGACAATTTAAACTATATTGGTTTAATCATTGTTAATAAGAGTATCTCCAAAGCGGTCGAAACAGAAATAATCAATGTACAACAACCATGTATCATAGAATCTCTTAATTTTACTACATCTATGAAATCATGTTTAATGTCATTTTGGATAGATGATGTAGAACATAAAATCTTAGTAACAGATGCTGACAGTAATCGTACTAAAAGAATAATGATTTTACCTCAATCTGGGAATGGGTGGTCATCAGGAGATGCTTCATTATACGTTAATGTCTATAACCAAAAAGTGGGTGAAGGTCAACTTTGCACTGGTTATATAGGTGGGACTTCAAGAGGTGATGCTACCTTCTCTCCTTTACTTGAGGGGGATAATAATTTTTATTTTGCTACCTCCAACTCATATGCTTTTATAACCAATATAATTAAAGCTAAAAAATCATTAAGAGTAACTGTTACAGGAGTTACGTCAGGCAGTGTATTCATATCAGCAGGTGTGCTGAAATAGAAAGGATGAAGCAGGATGAATTATGATATTACAGAAATCATAGAAAATGATTTAGTCTATATTATATGGACAGATTCAAGATCAGGTAGGGTAATTGCTAAGTTTTTAAAGTCAGATATGACAAGTGATGAGCCAGAGCCAATTACACAACCAACACAATTAGATAGAATTGAAGCTGCGGTTGTGAAATCGAAAGAAGAAATCATTGATGCCTATACATTGCAATTAGTCGAGGAAGGAGTAATCTCATGAGAGTACATGTAGAGAGTTTGAAGAGGTGTTTTAGTAAAGGTGAGATCTCATCAGAAAAGATTCAAGCTATGACTTCCCTGACTGATGAAGAAAAAGCATACATACTCGCTGATGCACCAGCGCCGAACGATTATGAAACGGCATATAAAGTATTGGTAGGTGAGATGGCATGAACTTGATTGAGCAAGCTCGGCAGCTGCGTAAGCAATGGCAGCATCTTTTACCAGCAAATGATGATACAACGATCATTGACTGCGAAGATTTAGTCGACTTTTGGGATACAGGTATGGAATATGCGGTGGATGACATTAGGAAATTTGAAGGACAAGTATATCGGTGTGTTCAAGCACATACCAGTCAAGATGGCTGGGAACCCTCTCAGACACCTGCTTTGTGGGTTGTGAAGCATACGAAGAATAAGGACAAACCAAAACCTTTCGTGCAGCCACAAGGCGCTCATGACGCTTATATGATTGATGAGGTGGTGCTGTTTGATGATGCAGTCTATATCAGCAAGATAGATAACAACGCATATTCACCATCTGATTATCCTGCCGGCTGGCAGAAGGAGAATGAAAATGAAAAACTTATTTGATAAAACAGACCCGGTCATCGTCAAGACTGGGTTTGTTGGTTTTATGACGATCGTAGCAGCGCAGCTGGGAATCCTGTTTCCTGTGCTTGTGCTGCTTTTATTATGCATGGTAGTTGATTATATCACCGGTATTATCTCAGCCGGCTATCTAGGTAAAATCAAGTCCTCAGTAGGCTTATGGGGAATCGTAAAGAAGCTGCTTTATGCCGTCATAGTTGCGGTGGCCATCGCCTGTGATTGGGTGATCATCAACGTAGCAGAACAGGTAGGCATCATCATACCTGCTGATACGTTCTTTGGTTTGTTGGTAAGCCTTTGGCTTATCTTTAATGAACTGATCAGTATCTTGGAGAACCTGATCGAGATGGAAATGACTTTACCTGGCTTCTTAGTATCATTAGTAGATAAGTTCAAGCATCTCATTGAGAACCAGGGATCAGCTGCCGTTGATGCAGTGAACATAAAGGAAAAGCAAAATGAGTAAATCAAAACCGTGGAGTCATCCGCCGTAACCTAGAAATATCCTGATAAATCTCGTATACTTATAGTAACGAGGTGGGAAATTATGAAAAAAATACTAACAAGTTTCTTATTAATGGCAATGATAGCGGGATGTGTACAGCAAGGTCCGACGGAGGCAGAGAAGCCAGAAGAACCGCCGGTGGTTGAACAGCCTGAAAAGCCTGTGGAACAGGAGAAGCCGGAAGAAACTGAATATGTAAAGAAAATTGATGAATTTAAGGATTGGGTATATTACTTAGATAAAAATAATGAGGAATTTTACGATTATTCTGAAGAAACTTTAGATGAATGGTTAAATATATATGTTGATCCTGAAAAAAAGGGATACCCTATTTTCTTAAATATAGATAGTGAAGATGCAGATGAATTCAACAATCCCTCACCAACATTAGATAAAGATGGAAAACCTATCGAACATTCAGGAGTGTATAATTGGCGAGTTTATTCTAGTGCTCATACTTGGTCGATCAGCAATCAGTATGTTTCAATTCTAACGAAAGCTATTTCAGGAGGGCGTTATCAGTGGGGAGCACGCACATTCAGTTTGACTGATGGCAAAGAATTGAATAATGATGAATTATTAGAAAAATTTGATCTTACAAGAGATAATGCTTCCCAAATAGCAGAAGAAGCTGTAAAAGGGAGAGGCTGTGCATCTTCTTTAGTATATTCTGGAACTGATTATCAATGTTTATATGATGAAGAGACTTATTATATTGATAACTTTTCTGTAAATATTGATGATAAAAGTATACTATATGTTGATGAAAATAATAATCTAAATGTTTTACTCAGTTTAAAAGTAAAAGATTCCTTGCATACAGATCTTATAGCAATTATTAAATTAAGCTATAAATAGGAGGAATCAAAATGATTTTGAAAGATAATTATGATGAGTTTATTAAAAGTAACGGTCAAATAGCACTGTTGCCTTCTGTAAATACAGAGATTACACAAGGACCAGGTATTGTTAAAGATAATACCATTGACTTTAATTATCACGGTACAGAAGCAAAGCCGTATGCAGAAAGCCATCAAGAATATAGAGCGTTAGATGTCCATAGTGATGAAAAGAAACTTTACGCTCCTTTTGATTGTGAATGTGTGTTCTTTGAGAAAAAGGGATCCGCTTATATCGCTATTTTCGAGTCTACAAGATCAGTAATCTGCCCAGACGGGTATGTTGGAAAAGTTCACTTTTTGTTAGTTCACGGTGGCTCTAATATTCCTGTAGAAGGTGGAGGAACTCTTGGTGTGAATGATACATTCTCACAAGGTGACTTGATTTATTGTGAGGGTACTGATGGAGGAGTCCCTGAACATGCTCATATTAATGCTGCTAAAGGCACGTTCACTTCATTTGATTATAATACTCATTTAGAGGAACAAAAAGGTTATATAAATGATAATGGTAAATTAGTATGGTATCAGTATAACGTATATGTGTTAAACAATGATTCAAACATAGAAGATATTTTCTACATAATGCCTGAAGAATCAGTTACATTTGATTCAGTAGCCAAACCTGTATGGGAGAATTATATCTCTTTTACAACTTATAGTGGAAAACTAGAATGGAACGGCTGGATTGCTGATGGTTCAGAATGGTACTATTATGAAAATGGTGTAAAAGCTTCAGGATGGTTAACTACAAGTGATGGATCATTTTATTTAGATCCTAATAATGGTAATGCGATGCTGACAGGCTGGTTTAAAGAGAACGGTTCAAATTATTACTTCAATCCAAAGGATGGAGAGGCAGGCCACAAAGATAATTATGTAGGAGGCGTGATGTTAACGGGCTGGCAATGGCTTGATAATCACTGGTACTTTTTTGGTGAAAGTGGCGTAATGCAGACCGGCTGGGTATGGAGTTCGGCTTGGCAAGGTTGGTATTATCTATATACTTCAGGACCAGAAGCAGGACAAATGGCAGTTTCAACATGGATAGATAAAGTTTATTATGTTGGTTCTGACGGGAAAATGTATAAAGATGGTATTTTCACTGTTGATGGAGTTAAATATTCATTTGATAATAGTGGCGTAGCTACTAGAGTTTAATATAAAAATTGCTCACTCTCTTAATCGAGGGTGAGCTTTTTTATTTATCTTCTGGTGGTATGAATTCAAGCAAGTCAGTGATGTCACAATCTAATGCTGTACATAACCTACCTAATATATCAAAATCTATTCTAGTGATTTTACCATCATAATAATGATTAAGTTGTGTTCTTTGTAACTCAGCTTTGTAAGATAATTTAGTTTTGCTTATACCTTTTTCAGCCATTACTTCTTTTAAACGCATCCTTACCGTACCAAATTCGTCAGCCATCAGATACCTCCTATACAATATATGTGCAAATTTATATTGTATATTCATTTTAGTGTTGTTAGAATAATAATATAACATGTAAATTAGTACAGTAAAATCGTATCTATTTATATTCATGAGGTGATGTGATGCGTAAAATGAAAAGATTTGCAGATATTAATAAAGCAGCTAAAGTCAGACGATTAAACCAAATCATGCGATTAGTGACGGTGCCAGATAAAGTTACTAAAACTTATAATTATTACAATAAAAGTGGTAAAAATGAGCAGCTATTATATTTAATGCGAGAAATTCTGCTTAAATCAGCTAAATTACCAGATAATTTAAAAGATTTGCTTGCATAGTTGGTAATTAATACCAGAATATTTCTGTCAATCAACGTTTTATAATTAAGGTACGGAGGTATTTTAATTATGAAAGAACTAAGTGAATTAGAATTTTGGGGTGTTAGATACACATACGAGTCAGCCAAGCAAACTTATAAAGATGATTTAGATAAAATATATTCTTTATTAAATGATAGATGGGGAAAAGAAGTAATAGAGCTTTACAAAAAAGCGTGCGCTATGAGATTACCTCATTGTGAGCGTGCGGGTGATCAAGAGATATGGATAAGATAACCTTTATTGGTTTCTTGGATCAGCGAAAGCTTAAGTATAATAAAACAATGTTTGATTTAGACGAAATGTATAGAGCAAAAATCATTAAACAGCATCTGCAAAAATATCGAATTTATTGTAATAGAAATCCCGGAGCTAAAAATGATTTGAAATTTTACGAGAATGTAGTATGGGAGTATGAACAAAAAATAAGCTCACTAAAATGGTGA